AGCACAGCCAGAGCAGGAGCCTGTGGCGTGGGCGGTGCAAGGCTGTTCAAAAATGTGGCGTGATGAGTTTGCGGAGATTGACGCAAAAGCAGAGGCAAAACGCATCGGGGGTACTTGCGTTGCGTATGCGCTCTACACCACCCCACCCGCAGCACAGCGCCCGTGGGTAGGACTGACGGAGGAGGAGATGAGTGACACAGTAGCTGGCATGGAAGTTGATTTCGGCGACTTGTTGTGGAAAGTTGTGTGTCTTACAAAACTTATTGAAGCCAAGCTAAAGGAGCGCAATGGATACTGAAGACGAAGAGTTTGAGCGTTTCAAGCATGAGCAGAAGTTCCGTCTGGACAGCACCTTCACGGCAGCAGTAGCGGATGACTTCTTTTGGTTGCCCATTGACGATCAGACACCTCAAGGTGTCAAGGTGCTGTTACTAGGACGGTCTGGTGTTGCCACGATGGGACACTACATCTACAAGGTGGGCGAGACGCAGTTCTGGCAGTATTGGTCACCCCTGCCGAGGAAGCGGCTATGAGAGACAAACGCATCGACAAAGCCAAGCGTGTAGGTGAGCCACTGTCTGTGGTCTACTCAATCAAGCTAACCCAGAGCCAGCGTATTGCACTGATGCGTTTAGGCCCACAATGGATAAGGAACCAAGTTGAACGATCTACCGAATTTCGCAGCCTGGGATCGCCAGACGCTCGATAAATTTGCGCTTGAGGTCTACCTAAAGTTGCAGCAGCAGCAGGACCAGCTTGAGCAACTCAGGGGCGACCTCAAGGACGCCATAGCAGCATACCGCTTACGAAATCTGCGTGATTGAGATATCGGTGCCAGTGACACCGCTGCGAATGACAGCCACCTTGTCACCACCCGCGCAGGCAACGTACTCAACAGCGTCGGTCGGCAGATGAGGTGAGGTGGTCAGGCTGGCGGTTGGGTTAGCGCCAATGGCAAAGTGGCAATGCACACCCCCGCTGTTCGCCAAGCGCAGCATAGTGACGCCAGCACCTACTGCTGTGGACTGCACACTGCTAGTTGTGACTGTCATCACTTGGGTGGTGCCAAGCGCACCAAAGGTAGTCAGTTGCCCGTTGTCGTCCCGAAATAGCTTGCTCATTTTGGTTCCTTCAAAAGTTATCGGTTAAGTCTTCCCAGCCTCAAAAGCTCCTCTTGCTCTGGCGAAAGAATTTTTTGGTTGGTAAAAGTTGGCAGACCCATTAAAGCTCGCAAAGATGCCTCATTGCTACCCGCCAGCGCGTTAAGACCCGGAGGATTGTAAGTTGGGATAGCGCGGCTTTGGGCAAACGGGGACATCAAGTAACTTCTTGCTGCGCTTGAAATTGCTTGTGGAATAAATGGAACTGCTGCAGCGGCTAAACCGGGGGTGCCTGTGGCATACATGCCAGCACCACCCATAGCTACGCTTGCGGGTAAAAGATTTGCTATGTTGGATGACCCAAGCGGCGACAGCGAACCCGGAGTACCCATTGAACTAATCGGTTGATTTACCCTTGGTGCAATATTGGCAAACTCTCCTATAGTTTTCAATTCACCGCTAAGATATTTTCCTGCTTGAACGTTTCTAGCTAATTTTGAGGCATCTATTGATCCACTGCCTTCACGGATAGCATCTTCTATCTTATGGCTAATCGCCATGCGTTGACGCGAAGCGCGGAATTGGTCAAGTATTGCCTTTGCGTCGGGGTTTCCTGAGGCAACAAGACTCCTTTCTATTTGGTCTTCTAGCGCCTTAGAAATTGCTTTTTGAGTTTTTGCTAACGCATTGTTACCCGCCCTAAAATTAGCCGAGGCTTCTTCACGCAATGCTTTAGATGTGGTAAGCGCGTCAGCTGAATCAAACATAGGGACACGGAATTTTTCTAGTTCTTTGTTGATGTTGTCAGGCACAGCTTTTGGAAAAGATTTAGACGCCCCAGTAAATTTGTTTGATAAATTGGCTAATTCAGCCCGAAACGTAGTGTCAGTTTTTATTGGCCCAATTTGATTTACGGGGGCGTATCCTTTTGTAAATTCTTGATCGCGAATTGCTTGCGTTGTTGCAGAAGTGATGGGCGTATTTTCTGGTACGCCAAGGGCTTGCCGCGCAAGTCTATCCGCAGTTTCTGCATTGCGAGAAGACGCTAATTGTTCTAGCCTAGTTTTTCCGGCCAATCGCTCAATCAAAACATTTTGTGCACTAGGCGTCACGCTGCCTGGCGTTGTAACAAACCCTTCAGCTTGCGCTTGCCGAATTGTTGCATCACGCACTGCGTTGCGTTGCTGTTGGCCCTGCAAGTTAGCTTGTCTAGCTTGCGCTGCCCCAATTGCAAGCCCTGGCACGGCCATAGAAGTGGCGGCGCCAAGCAGCGGCTCTCCGGTAACTTCAGTGACGCCCTGCCCAGCAGCCCCAGCGCCGGTGCCCATAGCGGCCATAGTGCCTGCTGCGCGGGTCTGCCCCATCAACGTAGGCGCCGCAGCACGTATGGCAGACGGGCTACCCAGCAATCCACCTGTGGCCCCTTGAATTCCAACATCTAACAGTCGTTGAAGCGGCGTAGTTTTGCCTTGCGGCTCTTTGATAAGCCCCGCCCTTTTTAGAAGTTCTGCTATAGGCTGACGGGGCGCCGTTACGTTTGGTGCCAAGTCTGGTCGGCCTGCCGCAGTCATCGCTGTGCCATACCCCATTTTTCCAAGGTTGACAACATTCTCAGGCGCGGTAAGAAGCACATCGGCAGCGCCTGCTAATGCTTTGTATGGGGCGCTCGTTGCGATATCTAGCGTAGAAGCCGCGCGTTTATCGCCGCCAAATATTTGGGCGGCAAATTCTTCAATCTGGGCAGGCGTCGCGTCGTCCGGGCCTTCAATGACATGGACCGCGCCGTCTGGCCCTTGAACACGGTATTTGGTAGCCATTATTTGCTTTCTTTGCCTATGTATTTGAACCCGCCAGTGCCTGATGCAACGTACTTTTTAAGCCCCGGCCTATCAAACAGAGATTGACCACCAGCGCCTGTGTACCAAGCATCATCAGCACCCTCAAGCGTTTTGTTTGTTTTCCACCAGCTATCCAAGAAGGTTTTGCGTTCCATATCGCGTTTAAGTTGCTCTCTAGCCACATCAATAATAAATCGGTTGGCGTCTACCGTATTGCCTAACTGAGCGCCAGTCTGTGTAACACGCCTAGAGTCAGCCTCAGTTTGCGGTCCTTTCTGCTCAAGCTGTTTCTGTAGTACAGCTTGCTGAGTAGCGGCCAAGAATGTTTGCGCGTCAGTAGCAAATTTAGCTGCCTCTGGAACGCCTAGCGCAGCCAATACTGATGTCCCGGCTTTTTGAACTTCCGTGCCAAAACCAGTTGTAAACCCCTTGTTAAGAATTTGGGACTGAATCTCTAAAGAGGGCAAAGTCTTTTGCGCCAAAGCCGCTGCAGTGCTTGCATCGCCAAACATTTTTATGTTGAGATCGCCTTTGCCTTTTTGTTCAGTAGTTTCTAGTACCGGGCCACCTACTCTGACATTTGTTGCACCAGATGCGCGCAACCGCATAACAGCGGCCAGCGTTACCGGCGTCCCGGTTGCTTCAAGTATTCTGACCTCGCTTGGGGATGCATCGGGTTTATCAAGCAGCCTTAAATTGGCAATAGTTGGTGTCAATCCAAGTTCAGCTAACAGCTTTGCCTTGTCTGATAAAGTGGTTGGTGGGTCAAGTTTTAGGGCCAGGTCTTCATACTTCATGGCCTGCTCAGTTTGACCAGCCATATTCAGCATTTGTGCTGCTTGGCGGTATTGGTTAGCCCTAGCAGCATTGGGGTTCATTGGCCTTGCGGCAGCTTGCGCTGGCGGCATTGCTGCACCAGCAGTGGGTAATGGCGGTACGCCTGTGTCAACTTCTGGCATTGACGCTGCGCCTGGCATTGTTGTTTGAGGTGCAAATACACCACCAATCAATTTTTGCAATTCCTTGGCCTTCTTCGCCTCGTCCAACTTCTGCTTCAGAGCCATCTGAGTCAGCGCACCCGTCTGAGCCTTCTCGTACCCGGCTTGGCCTGCCTCAAACGCGCCGCCTAGAGCCTCACCAATGCCAATGCGCCGGGTGCTTTCCCCGCCAGCCTTAAGCAAGGCTGCTGACGCTGCCAGCATGGCATTGCGCTGCATTGCAGCCCTCTGCTCTGGCGTCAGGTACTCGTCAAGGTAGTTTCCACCACCAGAGAAGGCGCTGCCTATATTTCCAAGCAGACCCTCTAAATTAAAGTCAGCCATGTTTATCTCCTATCCCAACAGTCCAAGAATACCGCCAATTGCAGCACCAACAGGACCACCGAATTGGTAACCGTATCCAGCCCCACCCAGTGCGCTGGACAATGCATTCCTGGTGGTCGGTGTTGTTTGACTACCGCCAGCATTAGGCAAAGCAGTGGACATTGCCTGCTGAGTAATGCCCAGCTTCTCCAATCCAATACCGCGCAGTGCATCCAACTGCTGCTGGGTCATTTGTTGTTGCGCTGACCCTACGCCCATCACGGCCTGTGCGCCACCAAGACCAAGGCTCTGCTGTTGCGCTCCGAGCGCGCCTAACTGTCCAGCCGCACCAAGACGCTGTGCATTGGCGGCAGCGTAAGCCTGTTGGTTAGCTAGGTCAGACTGCTGGGCCAACTGAGCGTTGAACTGAGCCATAGCATTCTGAGCTGCTGCGTTACCGCCCATCGCAGCGTTGATGGCACCAGCACCATACTGAGCCGCACCAGTACCTTGTGCTGCTGTTTGGAGGTTAGCCTGCTGCTGTCGTGCCAGGTCTTGCTGCATCAGGTTGGCGCTGGTGTCAAACCCTTGCTGGCGTAGCTGTGCTGACATCTGAGCCGCCTTGTCAGCATAGGCTCGGTTGGTAGCTGCTTCCGCTACACCCTGGCGTGTACCGCCATAGGCTTTAGCCCTAGTTGCAGCCTCACCCATCTGTTGTACAGCCGCCTGCCTTGCAGCCTCAATGTCACTCAGGTTGTTGGTGATGACTTGATTGGTGTACGGGTTCATGTAGTTGCTGATGTTGCTCATGTTGCTCTGAGCAGCAGTGACATCAGTTGGTGTGTAGCCAACAGCACCAATCTGGTTGGACAGACCAGCGTTGACGCCGCCTGTGTAGTAGGGCTGGAACTGAGCCGCTTGGTTGGCGTACTCGGCTGCAAGGTTGGTGGTTCCAAGACCTTGACCCGCCAAACCAGTATTCACCATCTGCTGCTCACCAGCTCGGTAGATGGGGTTGAAGTCAGCAAACTCCCTGACGGGTAACGCCGAGGCTACGCTCTGCGCCTGCTGCAAGTTCTGCAGGTAGGCAGCTTTAATTGTGGGGTCAATTTGTGTGGTGACTGTCTGGCTCCCGCCGCTTTTGCTCATGGTGTTACTCCAACAGAGATTTCAAACGCTTGGCTGGAATCTTGCCTGCGTTAATTTGTTCGAAAATGTTCGCGCCGTATTTTTGCACGGCTTTCTTGCGGATGACGTACTCGCCAATATCTAGCCCGGTGTAGCCATCGTCTGGTCCAGGTGGGTTACGTCCCTTGACTTGTCGAGGCGTAACTAAACCACCCATTGCCATGTAGCCGCTGCCGCTACCACCGTAATTACCACCGTAGTTACCGCTTTCGGCACCAGCGGACCCCCCAATAGGATCGCTAGGATTTGGATCGCCTTGATCTACAGTTCCACCTCCTGGGCGTCCTTGGAATGCGGCTTCTGCTTCTGAAAGATTACTTGTATTAACACCAGCAGCATCAGCAGCCTGTGCAGCAGCAGTCAGGTCAGCAACAGACAAGTTTCCACCAAGAATGTCAGCTTCAGTCAAACTACCAAGTAGATTTCCGACACTTGTTGCTAGCGTTTGACCCAAGCCGTCAAACCCAAGATTGGATAGGGCTGCTGACAAAGCTGCTTGGTTGTTAATCCCCGCCATACCAGTGCCAGTTGACATATCAGCACTACCCGGTTGCTCTACTGTTGCCCCACCGCCAAGTAACCCTGTTGTTGCCCTTGTCGCTGCCGGGTTGTAAACGGCTGGGTTGAAGCCACCAAGGTTGGTGTTGGCGGCTGTCAGTCCAGCCTGGGCTGCATACGCTGGTGACAGTGTGCGTTGAGGCGTCAGCGCCATCAGGGACTGGTACGGGTTAGCCGACTGAGATGCAGCGTTGATTTGCGCCAGAGTAGGCGCATTCTGCTGCATAGTCGATGGCGTGTAGATGTTGCGGAAAGGCGTACCCGTAATGGCTGTGTTAGTGACCCGCGCTGGTGCAAGCTGGGTGCCTGTCACTTGCCTTGGTGTTGTTGGCATGGTGATGGGCTGGACAGTACCAGTAGTGCCTGTACCTGTCGTAGTGCCAGCAGTAGTGCCTGTACCTGTCGTAGTGCCAGCGTTTCTGGCTGCATTGGCATTGATTTCCTCCGTTGCCATCCCCTTGAATATGCCGAGTTCAGAGGCGTCAACTTCAGTGCCAAAACGGTCAGCAAAGTATTGAAGCCCTGATGCGTCAGGTTCACGCCCCAAGACTGATAGGTACATCTGCCGAATAGCATCATTCGTTGTTGGCGCAGCAGCTCGTTCAGGTTGAGCCGCTACACTGAAGGTTGACAGTTCAACAGGGTCCACGCTGTTACCAAACTGAGATGTCCAGTAAGCAATTTCAGAGGCAGATGGTGCTCGTCCCAAGACCCGTTGGTAGGCGTCTGCAATGGACATTCCAGTAGCAGCAGTTGTAGTAGCTCCAGTTCCAGCAGCAGTTGTAGTAGTAGTGTTAGCTGCTGCCGCCTGTTGTGCGGCTAATTGCTGTGCGGCTAATTGCTGTGCGGCTAATTGCTGTGCGGCATTCCTAGCGGCATTGGCAGCAACTTCTTCAGCCGCCATGCTCCGGAAAATACCCAACTCAGTGGGATCAATAGACGTTCCAAAACGCTCAGCAAAGTATTGCAAGCCAGAGGCGTCAGGCGCTCTGCCCAGCACTTGCTGGTACATATCCCGCACGGCTGTATTCGTTGGTGCTGCCGCTGCAAGTTCAGGTTGAGCCGCCACACTGAAGGTTGACAGTTCAACAGGGTCCACGCTATTACCAAACGTAGACTGCCAATAGGCAACTTCATCGGCACTTGGTGTGCGGCCTAAGACTCGCTCGTAGGCGCTCTGGATTGACATATCAGCCATGCTATAACTCCTTACTCATGATCCACCACTGTGGTGTGTAACCTGTCTTCGCCAGAAAAGTCTTCTGCCATCCCTTGCGTCCAGCTAAAGTGACGCGAGTGCATCCAAGGCTCTTACCCCAAGCCTCGATCATTGGTGACATCAGTTCTAGTTCTTCCATCACGCCTGCTGCTAGAAAATAGTTTAGGCATTTTTGCTGTGGGTGGAGAACAATCTCCGTAACCACCACCGAATTCCGTCCAGGCCAGAATTGCATCTTGGCTTGCTGGACCAGCTCAACGACATCCTCAAATGTGTGAGTGTTCAACGAATATTTTAAGGCTTTTTCAATCTCTGGCCTCAATCTCTCAATATCTGTCATAGTGCCGTTGCCGATAACGCTCCTGCATTACTCACCACCACACTGTACCTAGTCCCATTTGGTGATGTCAATATCAGCTTACTGCTGCTAATCTCAACGTCAGCGTTAGTCTTTCGATTCAGTCGGTCAGCGTTCTCCAGCAGAAAGTTACGCTGCGCCTCCATCACTGGCGTATAGACTTGAGGTGGGTGCGGTACGTTGAGAGACATCAGCGTTTCCCGGCTGGCACCGCATCTAGGCGCATTACCCCCACCCGCCAATCACTCAAAGTATCGGCTGTTACCTTCATCTTGACCTGGCGTCCTGAAAACCTAGCGTCGGTTGGGTTGGCGCTGGTGAATGGACCGTAGGTTGTCTCAGTGTCCGTTGGATAGAAACGGCTGCTGAAGCTGATGTTGACATCCCCAAGGTTGGACTCGTCAGGTATCACCTTGCGAACCTGCATGATCTGCTCACCATTGCCAATCTCCACTGGACCAGACTCAGCGTAAATTGTCTGTGAGTCGTAGGCAAAGCCCACCTCATGCTCGTAGATGTAACCGTCAGCACTGACCATCAACGGGTTATTGAAGACGCCCTTGTCAACCCCAGCCAAACGCGCCAAGGTGCCTATTGACCAGTGGTTTTCACGGTAGTTGTAGATGACGTAGGAGTCATTCTCGATGCTGGCGCTGCTGGTGTAGAACCACCATATCTCACCGAACTTGGAGTTATGCACAGCGTAGACCTTGCTGGCCTGCTCCAAGTTGATATTGCTGAACACATAGTCGCCAACGTCAGAAGGTAGTGGCTTGACGTAACCGTCGTAAATCCAGAAACCTGAACGTGACATCCAGATGGCTGCTGTATCAATAGCCGCTACAGCCTGGGGTCCAATCAAGCCGCAGCCAGAGCCAGCCTTCTCAAATGAGAACACGAACGGCTGACCAATGTAGCTGCTGGTGTGGACATCAACGTCAGTGAATATCAGGTTGACGCCTCGCACCCGCTTACCCGCTAAGATGGAGCCGACAGTTGTCAGCTCAAAGCTGCCTGCTTGGTTATTGGCGGCTGGTGACCAGGTGGTGTTGTCCTCCTGATCACACCAAGCCACAAGCCGAGGATTACCGCTGGCACCCAAGGCGAACATGAAACGCTCAGAGGTGGTCATCACCGCCGCGCAACTGGTGGGTGCATTGACAATTGCCACTGCCTTCGTTGGCGTTGTGAATCCTAGCTGCCACTCAAGCAATTGACCATCGCTGTTGCAGCATCCGACCCAATACTCGCCCCAGGTATCCATTGACCAGGTTGCAGCGTTAATGATTGCGCCAGTGTCTGGCCTAGCTATCCCATAGGCAAATGCACCATAGTTGCCGTAGCCATAGCCAATCAGCAGTGACGCATCGGCTGCACCAGGTGTGAATGTGGTTGGGGTGATGTCCTTCAGCGTCCCCGCCTGGTTCATCACATACAGCTTGGTGTTGGTGCCAGCCACAATCCACCGGGTTGAGCTGTTGTCCCGCCAATTGATAATGCCACGGCAGGTGCCTGACATCTGTCCATTAGCCCTCTTGCGCCAGCCTCCAACTGGCCTGAGAGTGTTCTCAAACCACCGAACCAAGTTAGCGCCGAACCACCGACCCATTGATTGGTATTCAGTGCCGTTGCGGTAAACGCCTGCTGGTATCTTGAGTGGCATCAGCATATTGATCTTTCAGACAAACTGTCTAGTACCTTGCTTGTCGATAATTAGAGCCTGACCCCTTGGCTTTTCAGCAATGCTGATGTGAGTCCAAGAATCATATTCACGGATGATTTGGTCAAAGGGAAGTTTAGCCGAAATCAACGCCCTCACCACAGCGTCTGGCGTCATCCCAGGCACCCTAAAGTCACAGGCCAAGCCTTGCCTATGCTGCGAGGTGTCCTTGCTGCCTACGGCATCATTGACTGCCTTGCTGCGGAAGGCTGAGTTAATCATCACAGGCTTGCCGCCAAGTGCTGTCTTCATTGTCTCCAAGAACTCAGCCAGCCGCTGAAGGTTTGCCAGCTCCTGTGCGTTAGGCGTGTTGTCCAGGCTACGGTGGTCAGTGCAGGTCAACTCAGCAAGTGTGAAGTGTGGTGTCATTTGTTCCTCGCTGAGATGGCTTTGGCCTTGGCCTTGGCGTCAGCCTTGGAGCTGGCTCCCCAAGCATTGAGACTCAGCAGCAGCCGGGTGGGTTTACCGTCCTTGTACTCTGGTCCATCGTTGCCGCCCATTCGAGCCAGAAAACTGGCTCGTCTTGGGTTGTCACCAGACTTCACTGGTGGCTTGATGTTTTGCCCAGCCGCCTTCAGACTCGCCCGTCCAGCAGCGTTGAGGCCACCCTTTGGGTTTTGTCCTTCCTTGCGCTGCCAAGCTGGAGTCTTCATTTCTTTTTGGCTGTCTTGGCTGCTTGCTTAAAGTCCTTGGCGCTAGGCGCTGCCTTGCTGCCGACCTTGTTCATCTTTTCCTTGGAGCCAGCCTTGATGCGCTCCTGCTTGGCGTTGATGTTTGCGTAGAGTCCTGGTTTCATAATCACCTCTTTGAAAGTAAATCTGTCTTGGCTTGGCTTCCAGCAGAACTGCCGAAATAGTAAGCAATGATGCCAGTCCAAGCTGTGCCTAGACTGCCCAGCATCATCAGGATGGCGGGGTTGTTGGAGTCAATCTGATTGAAGAACATCATCACCATGATGGAGAAGAATCCCAAGGTTACGGCACCAGCCAGTATTGGCGGCATCATGGACCTAGTGGCTGACTGCATATCCCTTGCGGATTTCCTATCCTCCACCTCCAGCTTCTCAAAGTTGAGGCCAAGCTCCTGCGCTTGCTTCTGCAACTCAATCTCAGCAATCTTCACCATTGCAATCTGATCTGCCGTCAGCTTGTTGCTGCTGATCATGTCTCCCACCTTCTCGGGGTCAACCCCAATGGCCTTGGAGATGGCAGATACCGCCATGCCTGCCAGGGGACCGCCAAGAGCAGTGGCGATAGTCGGTGCAATTTGTTTGAGCCAGTCCATTACTTCTTCTCCAGCTTGGTATTGATCACGGCAATCTCTTGTCTGTTGTGCATGATGTCATCTCGGTTCTTTTGGATTTCTTTTTCCAAGTCCTGTCTCAGTTTTTCCCTTGCCAACTCAGCGCCTGAGTTGCTGGCTTGCTTGTTGTCGCTAGTCACCACCAGACTGATCTTGCTGTTGAGGATAGTCACCTCATGGCTGAGATTTGACAGAGCCGACATCAGATACACAACGCAGCTAAACAGCAGTGGCAGTATTGCAAATGTGGCCTTTTCAATCAATGCGCCTTTATCGTCCGTCATGTGTCCCCCACAAGTTGCCAGGTGAACCAGGCGGTTAAACCAATCACTACAGCCACCAATGCAGCCCACAGGCCAAAGGTCAGGATGTCGTTTATCTCTTTAGCCCTCAGTGCCTTGGCTTGAGCCTTCTCTGCCTCTGCCTTCTTTCGTTCAGCCACCATGCGGTTGCGCTCCAACATCAGGGCGTTCCACACGTCATCGTTGCCTGACCATATCAGCATCTGCTTCAGCTCGTTCTCTGCGTCTTGGAGCTGCTTGAGTTGCATCACCGTCTCAAACGCAACTGCCGTATCACTCTTGCCAAAGCCCTTTGGCTTCTTCACTGACTCCTTGGCGATAACGTCCTTCGCCTCGAAGAACTTCATCAGGTCACCGCTGATGCCATTGATGTCCTTACCCATCTTGATGGCGGCCTGCACTCCTTTTATGGCTCCTTGGGCTACAGCAAATGCGGTTAGCGGATCAATCATTTGTCCCGCCTGTTCCACATCTCAAACAGCGTTTTGATCTTCTCTTCCAGAACAGCTACCCGCAAATCCAACTTTGCCAAGACAATGATCAAGGTGATCAGCGCCAGCAGGATGGGCCATGCTTTTGCGAGGACGTCGAAGAAGTCCACTTCATCTGCCCAGCGTCAGAGATGCGTAGACGATAGCGGACATGGAGACGATCAAGACGCCAGTGGTCTTCATAATCACACCCTCAAGCCGCTTGAGCCGAGCGTTGATCTGTGCATACCGTTCTGCACAAACGGCCTCGTGGCTCGTCAATCGGATGTCTATTTCACTCATGGCGCGTCAGGCCAAGTGATTGTCAACGGGAATCCAGCCTGTGCGGTTACATCACGCAGTGCTTGGCGGTAAACGGCCCATGCAGTCTTGTCAGCGGGACTATCAGCAAGCTGAGTCCAATCGGATGCAACCAGCTTGTCGTTTCGCTCGGTACGAACAGATGCGGCTTGGCCTTCATTGCGGCTTGTCACTTCATCGATAGTCATGTCACGAACAGTCCAGACTTGAGTCCATCGGTTGTCAGCAATTACTGGAGTGCCTTCTACCAGCACTTGGGTGTTCGTCAATTCTGGTGGTGTTGCAAAGAACACACGCTCAACACCAAATGAAGACAGCATCTCATCGGTGGCTTGAGCAGGAAAGCTAGTCATTGGATTGGCAGCCTTTAGTTGCCCAAGGCCATAAGGGTACTGTTTAACAGCCCCGTTTTCAATGAGTGCGTGCATGGATTACCCCACTTGCTGTTTGATAACGGCCAACATAATTTTGGCTTTTTTCTGTTCAAGTTTCTCAGAGGCATACAGAGTGTGCAATTGCTCAGTAAATGCCGCCAGTTCAAGCCGCTCATCGGGCGGCAGCTTGCTGATTTCTTCAAAAGCCAGCGTGTAGTTGTCGATGTTGATCTGGTAGTGCATGACCTCTGCTTCACGGGCTTCAAGAGACATCGCCAAGATTTCTTCACGGGTCTTTGGGGTTGTGGGTGCAGTTTTATCTTCCATGATTTTCCTTTATGTTAAGAAGTAATTTGTCCAAATGCTATGCCGTTTCCAATGCCAGCAGGTAATGTTGCGGGGTTAGTATATTTAGTACCAAAGCCACTACCCGACCAAGGGTAAGCAGTAACGAATGGTGAAACAGCATGAGCTACAACTATTGCAGAACTGTTAGAACTAAAAACTACACCCCATCCAACACCCGTTGGCGGTGTAGCGGGATCAGCATATTTTGTACCAAAACTACTGCCAGACCAAGGATAAGCTGAAATAAATGGAGTCACATCGTGCCCCACTGCAATATAAGACCCATCAGGACTAAAAGCTACACTGTTTCCATCACTCGGCGGTAGCGTAGCTGGATCAGAGTATCTAGTACCAAATCCCGAACCACTCCAAGGATAGACAGAAACGAAAGGCGTTATTGATTGAGCTAATGCTATATTTAATCCATTAGGGCTAAAAGTTACCTTAATTCCACCCGTAGGCAACGTAGCTGGGTCAGAATACTTAGTACCAAACCCGCCCCCCGACCAAGGATAGACTGATATATATGGTGATCCAGAGTTGTGCGATACAGCTAGTGCAGAACCATTAGGGCTAAAAGCTACGCCTCGGCCAGCAGCCGTAGGAAGTGTTGCAGGATTAGAAAACTTAGTTCCATAAGTACTACCCGACCAAGGATAAACAGTGATAAATGGGCTTGTATCATGCCCCAATGCTATTTCGGAGTTATTAGGACTAAATGCTACGCTTCTTCCAGTGCCCGTTGCTGGTGAAGCAGGGCCACTATATCTACTGCCAAATCCACTACCAGACCAAGGATAGGTCGATAAAAAGGTTGAAGTTGCATGAGCTACAGATATTGCAGAGCTATCAGAGTTAAAAGCTACACCGTTTCCAGTGCCCGTTGGCAATGAAGCAGGGTTTGAGTATTTAGTACCAAAGCCGAGTGCGTCACTCCAAGGGTATGCTGATACAAAGGGTGTTGTATTGTGAGCCACAGCCACATACTGCGGGTACTGTACATCGCCAACTGTGCCCCATGCTACGCCCTGTCCTGCACCCGGTAATAATGATGTTGGATTAGCGTATTTAGTTCCAAATCCAGAACCTGACCAAGGGTAGGCTGAAATAAACGGGGTTGTATTGTGAACCACTGCTATATTTAAAGCATCAGGACTAAATGCTACGCCATTTCCAGTGCCAGTGGGCAGTGTAGCAGGATTAGTATATTTAGTGCCAAACCCAGAACCAGACCAAGGGTACGCTGATACAAATGGAGTAATAGAGTGAGCTACGGCTATGGCGGAACCATTAGGGCTAAAAGCTACTCCGTTTCCATTACCCGTTGGCAAAGTGGCTGGGTTAGCATACTTAGTTCCAAACCCAGAACCAGACCAAGGGTAAGCAGTAACAAATGGTGTAATACTGTGACCTACAGCTATATTAGCACCATCAGGGCTAAAAGCTACCTTAAATCCACCACTCGCAGGCAATGTGGCTGGATTGGCATATTTAGTCCCAAATCCGCTACCAGACCAAGGGTATGCCGATATGTTAGGCGTCCCCGCATGCGCTACGGCTATGGCGGAACCATTAGGGCTAAACGCCACACCATTTCCCTGACCCGTAGGCAACGTGGCTGGGTTAGAAAACTTAGTACCAAAGCCAGAGCCTGACCAAGGGTATGTTGAAACAAATGGTGTTGTAGCATGAGCTACAGCTATACTCGCCCCATCGGGGCTAAAAGCTACGCCATTTCCATCATCAGTTGGTAATGTAGATGGGTTAGCATACTTAGTACCAAAACCACTGCCTGACCAAGGATAAGCGGTAATACGGGGGGATGTGGCATGCGCGACTGCAATGCTTGAACCACTAGGGCTAAATGATACGCTTGTTGCATTACCAGTAGGTAAAGTAGCAGGGCTACTATAAGTCCCCCTAAAGCCCGTTGTACCCCAACTATAAACAGTAATGAATGGGGTAGTGGTGTGCGCTACCGCCAATACTTTAGGCGTAGTTGATACGCTAACCTGTGAACTGTTGCTTGAGAACATAACGGCCCTTAGACGGTGTAGTTCTGACCAGCCACTGACCCCAGCCAGCTTGTGCCACTAATGGCTGTAAACACAAACTTGTCAGCCTGTAATGCCGTAGCCGTCAGCGTTGGTGCAGTTGCGCTAGGCCAATCAACCGTGGAAGGCCATGTGACTGTGCGAGAGCCTGTTGCGTCTTGCAATTGTATTAAGATAAAACTTTTACCAGCTACTGGCGTGGGAAATGTATATACACAATTACCTGTCAGCGTGATGATCTGCACTGTGCCGTTTGCTAAGTCCAGCGTGATGGCTGTTGAACTGTTGCCAGTGAACACCTCTTCTGTGTAGCCGTTGGTAAACGTGCCAGCCTCAACGGTCTTGTTGGTCAGTGTGTCGGTTGTTGCTCGACCTACTAATGTGTCTGTGCTTGTTGGTAGCGTCAATGTACCAGTGTTGCTGATGCTTGAGATTATTGGCGTTGTCAGGGTCTTGTTGGTTAGCGTCTCTGTGCCTGTCAATGTCGCAATGCCAGCGGCTGCCAGAGTAGCAGCACCCGTACCGCCGTTAGCCACCGCCAATGTCCCTGCCAGAGTAATTACGCCCGTGGAGGTGATTGGCCCACCGCTTGTGGTCAAGCCTGTCGTGCCACCAGAGACATCTACGCTGGTGACTGAGCCAGAGCCGGGGCCAGTGAATGCAACAGTGATGGCACCGTTGCCGTTGGTAATGGTGACGCCAGAGCCAGCGGTTAGTGTTGCTGGTGTCAGCGTGTTGCCAGTGGTATTGCCAATGAGCAGCTGCCCGTTGGTAAAGCTGGTCTGGCCTGTGCCGCCGTTGGCTACGCCCAAGGTGCCTGTGATGTCGGCAGTGGACAGGCTGACCGCATCCCAGGATGCGTTGGTGCCATCAGATTGCAGGTACTTGCTGGCGGCAGATGTCTGTGACGGCAGCAGGTTGTTCAGTGCTGCGGCTGCTGTTGACGCGCCTGTGCCACCGTCAGCCACCGCCAAGTCGGTAATGCCTGTGATGCTGCCGCCAGTGATGGTTGCAGAACTTGAAGTGATTGGGCCTGTCACACCGCCTGGTGCGCCAACTGCACCTGTCAGGGTGGAGATGCCTGTCACCGCCAACGTAGTGCTGGCTGTGATGGCCTTCGCCGCCAGTGTGGTGTTGTTAACAGTAGCAGTGCCAGTGGCAGCACCAATGTTCACGGCAGTAGCTGCGCCAGCTAGGTTGACTGTGGTTGCCGTAGCATTGACCAAGGCAAAGGTGGTGGATGGCGTTGTGAGGCTGGTGGTGACTGCTGGTGATGTCAGGTTGGTAGTTCCTGTGGCTGTCAGCGTCCCGGCAACCGCCAGCGTCTTGCCAGCTCCAACATTCAGGCCAACTGATGTGCCTGTGCCAGCCGCTGCGAACAGTGCGTCCACCAAGTCAAGGTCAGAGTTGACCTTAGTACCCCATGTGTCTGTGCTGGCACCAACTTCTGGCTTGGTCAGTAAGAGGTTTGTGGTGGTGGTATCTGCCATGATTTATCCTAGTGTTCTTGCGCGAGCAAGCATAGTTCCTGCCTGATTGGACCTGTTGTCAGCGAGGCGTAGGTCATCAATGCCCTTGGTGTACAACGCCACCCATACAGGTATGCGCTCGTCATTCTGCAAGTAAGGTGCAGCCTGCAGCAATGAGCCGTACAGGTAGATGTCTGGTGCCTGAGTCAACAGCCAGTTGGTTGTGTTGCTGACGCTCAACTTGGCGAGCTTGGCGTAGTAGTCAATCTCGTAGGCGTAGGTGCTGTCAGGTATCGGCAGGACTCGGAAGTTGGTTCCGATAATGGCGTAGAAGAGTGGCTTGCCAGCAGACAGGTAAGTAGTGTTTTGCAACTGGTCCAGGCTGTTCAGTGTCTCAAACTGGAGTGGTGTGATGGGGTTGGTTCCCGTCAGCTTCAGCGTCAACCCGTCAAGGAAATCCGCTGGCAGCGCGTTGTACTCGTCGGTGATGTTTCCCGTCCCGCGAGTCAGCATATTCCTGTTTCGCAGGACGCGCTCAATTTGCGACTCAGCAAGAGTCACAAAGTCAGCAATTGCCGCTGTCAGGTCTGATCTATTGAGCCAATCCGCAACTGATGTCTTCAGCTCGGCGTAGGTAGAGAGTGCCATTTATGCCTCCTGCAGGTCTTTGACCACCCATGTGTGCTCATGCCGGAATTCAAAGGTGCCTACATGACCTATTTCCCGAGAGACATCGTGATCAATGTAGATTTTATACCCAATCTCTTTAGCCTTCAAACAGAAGAAGACATCCTCACCCACGTAGCCACGCTTGTCCGTTCTCCAAGGCGTCTCAAACCAAGGCTCGGACATCTTTTTGAAGACGTCTGCCTTGATCAGCATAACGCCCATGCCAATGGTGTCCACCTCTTGCAGACCGTGGTCATCTAGGGTGCTGTAGATTAACTTGTTGCCAACCTTGGCAGTTGGGCCTGTCGGCATCCTGCGCCTGGCGCAGTTGGTTGCCACGATGTCAAGGTCATGCGCCATCAGCCGCTGGATCATGTCCTGCGGGAAGGTCATGTCAGAGTCAATGAACAGGATGTGGCTGCAGCCCTCGCGCATCGCGTCCAGCGCCAGCTCTGCCCGTTGATTCTGAATCAGCGTACCTTGCATGATTTTCAGGTCAATGCGGTCATCGGTGTTGCAGGCGTGATAGGCCACCATGTTTACCAAGCAATAGGCGTACTGCGTGTGAACCATGTCACGCGCTGGAGTGCAAACCGCAATAATTGTCATACTTGTCCTGGTCGTGTTCTGAAGAATCTGTTGTCGGGGTCATTGAGCCAGCGTTTCATGTAGGCTTGATCTGTGATCTTGCCGCTGGCCTGCAATTCGTAGTAAATGTTTAATGGAATGCTCGCCACCTTGTGCCACTCGCCTGTCCAGTTGGCCTTGTTGTCAGTGGCGTTGAACTGGTCCTTGTTCTCCTCCACCACATTGGAGACATCCTGCTGAGTCTCAATGGTTGCCTCATCAGTCAATGGGTTGTAGTGCCAAAGCCTGGTGATGCCTGTTGTCTCGTCTTTGTCAAAGATTCGTGTTTCCATATTTTGAAGGTGGACCAAGTTTCCCTGGCCCACCCCTCCGTTTAGGACGTTACCAAGTCGGCAGCAAGACCGTGAGCATTCTCACTTGTGATCTTCAGGCCGTACTCAACAATCAGCAGCCGCTTCTCAGCGTCACCCGTCTTTGCCAGTTCCATCTGCTGGAAAGGACGCAGGTACGCAACTGATGCGTACTCAGGGTCCAGCACCAGCGCATCACGCTCACGTTGGAACCGATTCGCCACCACCGTCACGTTGCCAAAATCGCTGACGTAGACATCAGCCGCACCAACGATGGTAGCGGGTTTAGCGCCGCCTTCGATGTTGTAGCGGGTTGCAGCAATACCTGCAAAACCACTCACTCGCTGCTTGTTCACCGGACCTGTCATCAGGATTTTCGGTGTGCCGCCAGAGGTCCAGGTCTTTTGAATCACATTCTTGAGAATGGTTTCAGTGAAGGTCCGAACAGTGCCATCAGTACGCAAGCTGTTTGGCAGCGTTGTGTAAGACGGGTCAGTGCCAGTTGTATCAGTGTTGGTCTTGATGAAGGCCAGGACAGAGCCGGTAGTACGTGCAGCACTGGTGCTGCCTGCACTTGCGACCTGGCTCTGGACCATCACCAATTCCATATCACGCTTCAACTCAGCGCCCTTCTTAGCCAACTGGTAGGCCAACTCAGACTTACGTCCAGCCTTGTTGACAACTTCCTCGGTGTTGGACAGCACCACAGTTTTGCGGCTGATCTGGCAGTAGTTCTGCATCCGCACCGTTGCGGTTACAGGGTCGTAGGTTCCAATGTCATCACCCTCAAGCTGGGCATTGGTAGCCGCAGCCTGGAGTGCATCGGTCTGCCACTCGTACAGCGTGTTTTGCACACTGTCTTTTCCAATGTTGGATTGGAACGGCGTTTCCTCTGGTGAGATGTTGTAGATGATGTTGCTGAGATTTTCACGGATACCCTTGGCAGAGTATGTGGTGAATGTGTTGCTTACGATAGCCATTTTGAATTACCTCAAAAGATGTTCAATTGCGGAAGCCGCATCGTTGACGCGACCAGTTTTAGCAAGACGTTGTTGCGACCTTCTAGCATCAGTTACGTTGTCCATTCTCCCCGCTGCACCTGGCTTGGCGGGTTTAGGCCCATTGTTGACCGCTGGCCTGATGTTGCCCCTCTTGGTCATCATCTGGTCGTACAGCGCAGCCTTACGCAGCGCAACGACAGCACGGTGGTCAAAAATATTCTTCAGCTCGTCAGAGGAAAAGCCTAGCTTCTGCCCCCACTCAATCAGCAACGTCTTTTCAGCCTTGGCCTTGTCGGGGTTAGCCCACTCGGGAATAGCTTTGAGCATGGCATCTTGCTGTTGTGCGAGGTGTGCCTGCATAGACTGGTATTGCTCTTGCGCCTGGATGTGAGAGAGTCGCTGCTTCTCGGAGACGATGGCAGCGTGTACTTTCTCGGCATCTCTTGCAAGTTCCTTTTGCCTCACCCACTCGATTGGGTCTTCACTGTAAAGACGATCCATATCAAGTTTAGGTGCAGCGTTTTGCTGAAGTTGCGCCTGGAGTGACCCCAATAACTGGGAATACTGCTGGCGCTCCGTCCGCACAAGTTCAGCCTCTGCCTGGAACGCCCTTCGCTCCTCGGACACTTGCTGAGTCTTGCGGGTGTAGTCTGCTTCTCGGCTGTAGCCCTTTTGGAGTTCTTCAAGCGTGACCTCGACATTCTTGCCGTCAACTTTGACGGTGAATACGGGTGGCTTGTCCTCCTCCTCCTCGGCCTCATCCTCATCAGGCTGTTCCCCATCGGAGTCTTGCAATTCCTCCTCTGGAGCCGCTGAGTCAACTTGCGTCAACTCTTCATGCACCTCAACGTCCTGCTGGTCCCCACCTTCCGATGGCAACATCGCGTCAATCGCACTTGCTGCGTTAGCAATATTTAGGTTATCCATGTTTCAGTTCCTTTCATTTACGTGTGCGTTCCAATTTCTTACGCTCCACCCAACCGTTATCAATCATCTTCTTCAGCTCAGTTTTCAACATATCAATGCTTTGCAGCATTGCCCACGCTTGCTCACGTTTTGCAGATTCATCGGGAAGGCTAGACTTCCACTTGTAAACCTGGATATCTTGAAGCTGTTGCAGAGCATTGGTAAAAACCTCGTCTTGGAGCAGTAGCTCTGACTTGTTGCCCTTGCGGATGATGTCTTCCTCGGTCATTGAAAGGTTCCTAGTTGTTGTTGTTTAAGCATCTCACGGTCAATGTTCTGTTGAGCCGTAATCTCAGCCGTACTGATTTGGGTGTTGTACTTCAGCTCCAGCTCGTACTTCTTTAGAGCCAT